TACATTACCAGTTGTTGTTACTGTGTCAATGTAAGCATCTTTAAATCTTAAACCTGTTGTACCTAAATCTATATCACTATCTGTTACCGGTATTATAGCACCATCAGCTATGTATAATTGTTGTACAGGTGCTGAAGATACTTCAACATAAAATTCTATGTAGTTATTTGTTGTGTCTATTAAGACTTTATTGTTTGGAGAAGTTTCACCAGCATCACCAATTAATCCTATAACTGGTCCATTAGCTGCTGTACCATCATGGCTATGACCTGTAGTATTGCTAAAAGCATTTACTAATTGGTTATATTCATTATTGAATAAAGCAGCAGTAATTGTATCTCCATCTGCGAATGTACTTTGTCTTGTATAACCTGCCATTATGCGTTCTCCAATGTTTCTATTCTAGTTTTTAAATCGTCTATTATTGTTTGTTGTTCTTGTATAGCTTTGACAAGTAATGGTGTGATTCTTCCGTAGTCAACACCCTGCATATCTTCATCATCTTTTTTACCTGAAACACCTTCATACCATCCAGCTTCTTGTATTTCATGTGCTAAAAAACCCTCTGAAGTTGCACCTGATTCTTTCCAATTAAATTTAACAGGTTTTAATTTTTTTACTCTATCTAAACCGTTTACAAGTGGTTGTACATTTTGTTTTAATCTATAGTCTGAACTTGTTACATAATTAACACTTGCTTCATCACTACCATATTCAATAGCACCAATATCAGTAGTGCCAGTATAAAATCTTATAAAATCTCTATTTGCTGCACCATTACCACCAGTTTGAATGCCAACAATATAACCACTAGACCCCATTGTGCCTGAAATAAATAAATTTTCAGAACCTGAAGATGTTATTGGAGCTGTTGCACCTATACATACAGAGCCATTGGAATCAATACGCATTCTTTCTGTACCAGTACCGCTTCCTGTTGCAAATCTTAAATTATCGCCAGTTACTCTTAGCGTCTCATTAGTAGAGCTAGAATTTGCTCCTTGTAAAGTTATAATAGAATCAGCGTAGTTTACTAAAAGCCTTCTTGCTCCTGAAGAAAGAACAGCTACATCTAATAGTGCTAGAGGACTACTCGTTCCAATTCCAACGTTACCTGAAGAATCAATACGCAAAGCCTCTGAATTATCACCTGTAGTAAATATTAAATTTTGATTTGCTGCTTGATAGGTAATTCCACATTCAATATCATCATCAACATCACCAAAGAAAATTGCTGCTTCTTGGTCTGCATCAACTTTAAAAGATTGGAATACTCTATCACCTGCTCTTTGAAGTCTAAGCATAGCATCAGCGTTAAAAGCATCGCCTGTATCTTCACCAATTAAAACTTGCCCTGCTGCATCAATAAATGAAACTGAAGATGTTGTAGCACCACTATTATAAAAGCCTAAATCGCCATTGACATTAACACCAAGTTGCCAAGTTTCACCACCTGATGCCTCTTCAATTGCAATAGCATGGTCATTAGTGCCTGACTTAACTATTAATGGAAAGCTTGTTGCAGTTTCAATGCTTCCAATTTCTACGTTGCCTGAAGAATCAATAGTTATAGCTGTTGCATTAGACTGGTCATCTATTCCAGTGCTTAATAAGTTTCTTGTTACTTTTGTTATTGCCATCTGTGTTTATCTCCTGCCTGAAGGTATAAAGTCTACATATAATCCATTAATTGTATATGGAGGTTTGTTATCTTCACTTATAAATGTAAAATTATTACTGGTTCCACTTCCTTGTAAAGCTACTCTAATCATAGGATTCTCTGCTCCACCGAATACGTTAGTACCAAATAAAGCATCACCAAATATAGATGGTGGGTCTATTGTTCCTAAATCAAATAACTCTGGTGGTTGCGGTATATCCGTATTACCATATTCAAATCTAACTTGTACGTCAGGTTCTACAACACCTTCAGCACTTGCAGAAACTTTTAAATAGTGTAAAGTTTTTAAAGTTCCTAAATCACCATAATCGTAATCAGGTGTAGCATATCTTGCTAAGATGTTAGAGCCATCAAAGTCGTTACCTGAATCATGTAGATAAACATAACCATCAGTATCTCCATGAAAATGTTCTTCGACTCCCGCTTCATTAAATCCTGTTCCTATTTCTGTTACTTCTATTCCTCTTGTTTCTGACCACTGAAACCCATCTGGTCTTAGTGTTCCTATGATACCTCTTTGTTCACTTTTATTTTTAGTGGTATCTGTATAAAATAATCTGTATTGTGACTTATCTCTATGTACCATACTACTGATAACATAGTCATTAACATTTCTAGCTAAGTCATTTATTAAAGGCTGTATAGCTTTACTAACTGTACCTAACTCAACGTCACCAATTCTTGCTGTACCAGCTACTGTTCTTAATCCATCTGGTGCTAAAAATACTAAGTCACCACCAATCTCTTGAATACTATAGCCACTTAAACATCCTACATTTTCTGCTATAGGGTCAATTCGTATATTTGCTGAATCGTTTATGTTTATTAACTTATGTAAACTATTTTCACAAAATACTATTAAATCTGTACGGAAACCTCTAATACCTACTATCTTATCTGAGATAGCTACAGAACCTGCTCCAGTACCTGTAAAGTTATTAGGGCTATTATAAACACTATAATAAACAGTTGTTTCTTCTCCATCAACACCAGCAGCAATTAAGTGATGGTCGTGTGATGTAATAAATTTTACAGGAGTATTAGCTCCGTTTGGTTGAACTTCTTCTGTATAAAAAGTTCTAGTAGTTAAAGCTCCTGTTCCTTCCATTCTAAATGAAAAGATATCTTTATTAGAATTATCAGCTATAAATACTTGACCGTAATCCATTCCAGCATTTTCAAACATAGCAAAGGTTGCTTGTCCTTGTCCAGTTCTTACAGATGCTGACTTACCTGTAAAGGTTGTATAGTTGTCACCACCACCTGCAGATATTTTATTTATTTGTAACCAAGTAATTCCATCTTGACTAAAATAAATACCAGTGTCTGCACAAACTATAACACCATCACCATAAGGCATAGTTCCAAAAATTTGAGTAGCACTTCCTGTAGGTTGTGTAGCACTAGTACCACCAAACTTTTCAAAACCATTAATACGTCTATATCCACCTTCTATAGAGACTTCAAAGTTTCTAAGTTCTCTTGCAACTCCGGGAGTCTTAAGCAAGTCAACTGAGTTAGCTGATTTAACTAAGCCACCGTTACATGCAACAGTATAAGGTTGTGAACGTGCCATATAATTTAAAAGTATCTTCTATCGTCTGTCATATACTTTGGAGCTGGATTCATAAGATTAGATTTCATATACTTCATTCCTTTCTTATAATCATCCAATGCGAAAGCTGCTTGTTGTGGACTTTCTTTAAACTGCCAAACATAGTAACGAACTCTAGATGTTATTACATTACTGTATTGCTCTGGTAAAACGATTGTATCATCATATACTGATAATGCAGTCGGTCTTACGAAAGCATAAAAGTGTACATTATAAACTTTGTCAGGTATTGGACTTAATCCAAACTTTCTATTATCCGGAGACTTAATTACAAATTTAGGTTCTCCATGATTTTGAGTATTAGCATCATCTTCGTTTTCGCTATCTCTGTAGTATCTTTTCCAATCATCAAGTGTAAGAAATCTTAAACCTTTAGAAACAAAAGGAGCTGATTCCCCATCAACATTAATTGTAGTTACATAAAAATCATCCCAATCTATTGATGCATAGTCTGTAGTGATACTAGAACTATCAGACTTTAAAGTGTACCATCTTTGTCCAGCTACTGTAGGAACTGTTACATTACCATAGAATGGGTCAGTAGCTCCACTAACATTAGCAGCAAAGAAAGGTAGTTGTGGCTCTTCATTAGCTATATCAAATATAGATTTATTAACAGCATCTTTAACAAACTTTTGAAGACCTGTAGCGTTTGCAAAGTTTGCAGACGTTAATGGAATCTCATTGAGTTCTCTTAATACTTCGTTAGTTATGTCAAGATATGTAGTAGCCATTATTTTTTATGTACCTTTTGAATCTCAAAATTAGCTGTTAAACTTGCACCTTTATGTTTAACAAACTTACCTGAATGTTTCATTAATTTATATGTTTTACCGGATTTCATCCAGTGATAACCTTTTGGTGCTTTAACTTTCATCTTAGCAAGGTTTAGCTTTTGGCATAGCTCCAGCCATACCACCATTCTTCATGCCATATCTTTTTGACATTTTACCGCCACCATATACTTTTTTTCTAACAGCAGCATCGTTACCCATATTAGAATCTTTTTTATTCATTGTTTGTGCCATATTTTTCATTCTTTATCTCTCTGTAAAAGTGGAGGGTCAATTAAGACCCCCCGTATTGATTATTAGTCAATTGTGTAGATAGCTTTAACCATAGCATCATCTCTAAGTACTTTCGCACCATAGACATGTAAACCTCTAACAATATCGCCAAAAGAACTAGGGTCTCTAATTACTTCTGTTGATAGAATTGTGTTAGCTGTTGCTGTGGATGACATATGTCCGCCTAAACATTGACCTGTAGCAGTTGAAACTGAAGGTACGTTGTTAGACTTATACATATCAAAGCCTCTTAATTTTCCACTTGAAACTAAACCATTTCTGATTGAGCCTTGACCAGCGTTGTAATCTACTGATAACAATTTAGAAGCACTTTGAGATAGTTCTTCATAGAAATCAGGAGATGCAACGAACCATCTGTTTTCTTCTGGGACTGATTGGTCGTCAAGAAGTCTAGCCATTCTAGCCATTAAGTCTAGAGGGTCAACTTCAGAAGCAGCACCTAAGTCTACAGAAGCAGTTGTTTCGTTTACACCACCAGTACCAGCAGCAGCATCAGCACCTATGACATGGTCAGGTCCTGAAGCAGATACGCCTGAGAACATTGTAGAAAGTACAGCAGCATCATATGCATCTTTTAAAGAGTAAGCTGCAGAACTTGAAGCTACTTCTTTAAAGTTTACATGTGACATATTTGTTTCAATATCATCTACGATGAATTTGAAAGCTTTAGCACTGTCAACAACCAATGTAATCTCTTGGTCTGTTAGTTTAGTTGATGTTGTGTCACTACCTCTTGTGTAGTCATACACAGTAATGGTAGGTTCCTTGATAATCTTTACTGAGTCTCCATAAGCAGAT